AAAAGACGTGCAAGCGATTGCACACGTTTAGTGTATGTGTTAGCGTATGTATACTAAATCGCCGTTGTTATAAAGACGCAACTCGAGGTACCGGACAACCGCCTCTGTAATTGTTGTAACGCTAAGTGCTGTCAGAACTCAGATGAAGCTTTCTTTGCCCTGTGCGGGCAAAGTGTGACCATAGAATCTAGATGAAACTTACTATCGCTTCGCTCTCGTTTATATTAGTAGAAGAAAAATCATTGCTGAGCGCATAGCGAAAGCAATAGACTTACGCAGTAAGTCTTGAATGGGTTAGAACATTGGCATGCCTGACTTCTTGGTGTTCTCCAAGTTGTCTTTGATAATTTCTGAAATGATTTCGCGTTCTTCTCGACTGAGTATCATTGCGTCTTCATATGATAAACCTCCACGCATCCACCAACTAAAACGCAACGCTTCTTCTCTAATGGCTCGTGACTCTTTCTCGTAACCCTCGATCATACGAGAAATTGCGTCATTGTCTAATGTCAGGAGCCGGTTGCGAAAAAACTTGCGTAGTCAAATGTGATTGTGATAGTGAATGGCTTTTTGCATTCCATGCAACTGACAGGCACAGGTTTGACGTTGGCTTCCATGGCCATTTCAGTTAGTCGTGTTTGAATCAGTCGCACAATCTTGCTGTCTGTTTGTTCAAAGAATTCACGGATAAATGCTTCGTCGGTCACTTCCTGATCTTCTACTGTGATTGAAGTAGTACTGGATACTAGGCCGTCGATGTTCAGCTGATTTAGTTTGGTCATGCTTTCATTGAACATTTTGGTTTTTAGTTCAGGGTCTGAATCATCTGTAACAATGCTCATGATGCGCTGTTCTTCAAAGCGCAGTTGATTATTTTGATTCACTGCAAAATATCTTTGTGGTTTCAACACAATTTTTAGATCATTGCTTTCCACAGGAATATCAAAGTCCGGGCATTTCATTCCGTCACTTACTGTGCGCAAGTCAATTGCATAATCATTGCTTTCATTGCAGTGCGGGCATTGTCCGCCAAAATCCATGCGGTGTCCGTAGCTGGCGATGCGAATAGCAATCAGCACAGGGTCCACATCAATGCTAGGCATGTCCCATGCATTTTTAATGTTTGGGCAACAGCTTTGTATAACACCCACAACACCAGATCCATTCAACAACGCATCAGGAGTGCGAAGCAAGATTTCGTCTTTTGTGGTCATTGGGTAGACAGGAATCTCCATATTTTCAGGCATGTCCAGTGAACCTTCTGGCCACCAGCGCCCAAGACTTGGTAGTGCAAGATAAATTGCGGGTTGTCTAAAATGTTTTGCTAGCGGATTTGATGCAGGTGCTTTGACGGATTTAGTGTCCATATATTGATCCTATAAATATAATTGAGTACATGTGTATTTAACCGTAAAGAAATAACCCAAGAGAAAAAATATGGCCGCAGAAGGAATGACACCCGAACAAGAAATGATGATGAAAGCTCTATTTGAGGCTTTTGGAAAACTTCGTGGTGAGACAGACGCAACTACCAAGAAAATCAAAGAAATTGGTGATGCTGGATTAACTGCGGCTGAGCTAGACATTGAGTTGCGCAAACTCAGCACAGATCTAAAACAAAAAACCAAGCCAGAATTTGGTTCATTCTTCAAAGAACTGGCCACAGGCAAAAGCACCTTCAAGAGCATGCAGGCTGATATTGATCGACTGTCAGAAGCCGCAAAACATGCAACCAGTGAATTTGATAAAGCGGCATTAGAAACCAAACGAGACGAATTACAAGCACAAGAAGCTAGAAATCAAGCACGTGCATCAGTGACAACTGGTGCAGTAGAAATGAGTAAGACTCTGGCCAGCGGTGCCACCAAAGCCGTTGGCGGACTAATCAAAGGATTACAATCCAATGCATCTGGAACAGAGCTAGCATCTGGGTTGATGAATGCCAGTATAGATGTTGCTGCCGGTGCAGGTAAAGCACTTGGTGGCGTCATGTCTGGTGTAGGTGGTGCGTTATCGGCGTTACCTGGGCCAGCCAAGTTTGTTGGAATAGGACTTCAGGTATTGGGCACTGTAACTGGTGCCGCATCTGACGCCATGGGCAAGCTGGCCAAATTTGGCGTTGAAGTACTGAGCAAAGAAGTAGAAAAAACAGTTGGCGCATTCAATGCTATGAGTGCCAGCGGCGCAATATTTGCCGACGGTATGACTGGTATGCGAAATGCGGCATCAGGAGCAGGACTCACGATTGAACAGTTTTCAAAAGTAGTTAGTGCAAATAGTGAACTAATTGGTTCGTCAGGGCTTGGTGTTGTAGAAGGTGCTAAACAGATTGGTAGAGTTGGGCAACAGCTTAAAAACAGTGGTGTGCAAGATCAGTTATTGAAACTAGGGTATAGTTTTGAAGAACAGGCAGCACTCACAGCAGAAACCATGGCCAACATGCGTAAAGCAGGCGGTGGTAAACTAGACGACAAAAAAGTAGCAGAACAAACAGCCAAGTATGCAGAAAATCTAAGACTCATTAGTTCTATTACTGGTGAGGATGCTAAAAAGAAAATGGCTGCAATACAGCAGGAAAATGCTGTGCTTGCATTCCAACAAAAAGTAGCTGGCATGAGTCAAGAGCAACGTGCTCAACTTGACGCGGCCATGGCAACTATGACAGATCAGGAAAAGAAAAATTTCCGCGACCGCATGGTGTTTGGTGAAGTTATCAATAAAGAAGGTGCAATCTATGAAGCAACCATTGATGGAGCAAGAGCTAAAGGCGAGGCAGCATTCAAACTAGCTGAACAAGGTAACCTCACAGCAACATCAAATGCAGATCTTAATCAACAGTACGGTGAACAAATCAAACAAAGTATTCTAGGTCAACAAGCACTGGGTGTTGCTGCCTACTCAGGCGCAGAGTCTGTTAAAGGTGCCGCGCAAGCAATGGCTGACGCATTGACACAAGCAAACACCTACACAGCAGAAGGTGTAGAAGCCGCAAAGAAAAATACAGAAGCCGCAAAAACTACGTCAGACGCACTGACAAACAGTGTGATCGGTGCCGAAAAAGCCGCACAAGATTTGAAACTTGCACTGCAAGATCTGCTAACGCCAGCCATTGCAAAGTTTGCTGAAGTAAGCAAAGCAATGCTTGAAAGTGTAAGAACTGCAATCAATGAACTTGGATTAGGAGCAGGTAGCAAACAAGCTGGTAAATCTCAAATTGACCAGCAAGACGACGAAAACTGGAAGAAGATGAAATGGTACCAGAAAGCAGAGTCTGGTGCCGCCCGGGGTATTGAAAAAGCTGGAGCAGTAACTGATACATTAACTGGTGGGTTGATGAGTGGTCTGCTACAAGCTATGACTGGTAAAACAGTTGACGATGTAAGAAAAGAGCGGGTTGATGCAGAAACTGCATATTTTAAGAAAAACGGATATGCACGTGGTGGTATAGCATCAGGTCCTGAAAGTGGCTATGCAGTGGCATTGCACGGAGAGGAAGCAGTTATTCCTACTGTGGGCGGCAAGGTACCATTGGACGTTAGTATACCTAGCATTGACCCAATGGCATTGGCAGAAGCACAAAAAAATACAATTACAGAAACATTGAACTCAGGCTTTGGTAGCATGGGTTCAACAATGACATCTAGTTTGAGTAAAACGTTTGACATGGTCAAACCAACACCCGGCGAAGGTAAGGGCAATACAAATACTGGCAGCTTTGACAAAATGTTTGCAGCCATGAGACAGCCAGTTAACTTTGAAGCCACTGATTTTGGCAGCAAGTTGTTTGATGACTTCCAAGTTGGATCCAAGCTAACAACCAGCACAATGCTGGCAGACCTCGACAAAACAAGAAGCTTGAATCAATCAAACTTTGATGAACAGTTTGCTCAAACTAGATCATTGTTTGGTCAGCAGTTAGACAACAATAGCAAACTAGTAAACGTACAACTAGACAGCCTGAGCAAGCAAGACATGGCCCGCATGGAATCGTTGCAGGTAGAACGGTTGGCTCGCAAGAGCATGACAGACGAACAGTTTGCAGACTGGAAGCGCAAGACAGCAGAAAAAGCTAGTACTGCAAAAACTAAAGGCAGTGATAAAAAAGACGAGCCAAACTTTTTAGAAAAGATGGGACTAAACAGTGGCACAGCAGTGGGCGCGGCCATTGGCACAATGTTACTTCCAGGACTTGGTACCATACTTGGCGGGGGTATTGGCACACTGGTTGAAAATGTCACAGCCAAAGACAACAAAGAAAAAGGTGTGTTAGGCGGACTAGTAGACTCAGCCAAAAGCTTCTTTAACATTGGTAACACTCAACCTGTTACAGGCAAGCAGTCAGAAACATTTACCATCAACGGCAAGCCTGCAAGCAAGGAACAGTTTGACAAGTACATGAAAGACAATCCTGAACTTGCACAGCTGATGGGCAAGGCACAGGGACTCAACAAAGACAATGCAGGCAAAGATCCTGTGAGTGGTGCAATGGACAGCATCAAGAATGCGTTCTCTGACAAAGGCATCATTGGAGACTTTGCTAGTAAAAACAAAGATCTACTGACCGGCGCAGGCGCTGGCTTTATGGTAGGCGGCCCAATGGGTGCAGTGGTAGGCGGCCTTGCAGGGCAAGTGGCAGCAATGACAGATGCAATGAAACCAGTTGCTCCTAAAAAAGAAGAAGCCAAATCAGACGATACCAAACTTGCCAAGCAGGATAAGCCTCGAGCAGAAGCAAGCCCAGAAATGAAAACACTAACAGACAACATGAGCCAGCTGGTGATGATCAGCCAAAAGCAAATAGAACAACAACGTGAAATGATTGACACACTGGGCAGACATAAAGACATTGCTGAACGTCATTATCAATCGAGTTTGTAATCTAGGGTTAAATATAACACACTAGGGAATCCCAATAATGTCATGGAAAAAATACTTTAAGGCGCCAACGCCGGCCAGCAACTTCAGTCCAATATCTGGAAGAGAACAGCCAGTCAACCCCGATTTTAGAAATTACCAAAGCCAATTGCCTGAAGTATACATTGGGCACCCAAATCGTGTAGAACGCTACAATCAGTACGAACAAATGGATATGGACAGTGAGGTCAATGCCGCACTGGACATTCTTGCGGAATTTTGTTCACAGCCAAATGAAGACAATGGCACACCATTTGACATCAGTTTCAAGGAACAACCTACTGATAACGAAATCAAAATCATCAAAGAGCAGTTACAGCAGTGGGTGAGTCTAAACGAATTCAACAAGCGCATGTTCAAAATTGTGCGCAACACACTAAAGTACGGCGACCAAATTTTCCTGCGTGATCCAGAAACATTCAAACTGTTCTGGGTAGAAATGACCAAAGTTACCAAAGTTATTGTAAACGAAGCAGAAGGCAAAGAGCCCGAACAGTACCTGCTTAAAGATCTAAACATCAACTTTCAAAATTTGACAGTGACCGCAGTTGCAGCCAGTGACACATATACAAATCACCCACAAATGGGTGGCGCACAAGGCAGTTATGTGCAGTCTAACACACCATTTGCAGGTGGCAGTCGTTTTGCTCATGCCAAAAATGAAAGTGCAATTGAAGCACAGCACATACTACACCTAAGCCTAACTGAAGGACTAGATGTATACTGGCCGTTTGGTATCAGTGTACTAGAAAACATTTTCAAAGTGTTCAAGCAAAAAGAACTGCTGGAAGACGCTATCATTATCTATCGTGTGCAACGTGCGCCAGAGCGTAGAATTTTCAAGATTGACGTGGGCAACATGCCAAGTCACATGGCCATGGCGTTTGTGGAACGTATCAAGAACGAAGTGCATCAGCGCCGTATACCCACACAAACAGGTGGTGGCACAAACATGATGGATGCCACATATAACCCACTCAGCACCAACGAAGACTACTTTTTTCCTACCACAGCAGACGGTCGTGGATCTTCTGTAGAAACACTAGCAGGCGGTACTAACCTAGGTGAAATCACAGACCTGCGATTCTTTACCAACAAGCTGTTCCGTGGCCTGCGCATACCGTCCAGCTACTTACCCACAGGACTAGATGACGGTACAGCCAGCTTTACTGACGGTAAAGTAGGCACAGCACTAATACAAGAATGGCGTTTCAACCAGTACTGCAAGCGACTGCAAGCGGCAATGGCACACAAGCTAGACGAAGAATTCAAGCTGTTTATGAAGTGGCGCGGTGTCAACATTGACGGACAGTTGTTTGATTTGATCTTTACTGAACCGCAAAACTTTGCACAGTATCGTCAGGCAGACGTGGACACTGCACGTATCGCTACATTTACACAGCTAGAAGCACTGCCATACTTTAGCAAACGCTTCTTGCTCACACGCTATCTAGGCCTCACAGAAGCTGAAATGGCAGAAAACGATCGTATGTGGGCAGAAGAACACGGCGAAGCAGAAAGCGCAGTGTCACAGGAAGGTGGCAGTGCATTGCGTAGCGTGGGTATCACACCTGGTGGTATCAGCGCAGACATTGAAAGCCTAGCACCGCCGCCCGAAGGCGGAGAAGCTGGCATGCCACCACCCGGGGCAGAAGGAGCACCACCTGTTGGAGGAGCACCGCCTGCCACACCAGGAACTGCCAGCCCAGTGGGCAGTGCCTAAATTGTACATTTTGGGTAAATAACAATATGTATATAACAGAATTTTGGGCACAAGACCCTGCAGGCTACAGAGACGAAAAACAAGACAATTCGCCTCTTAAAATCTCTGACCTGCGCAAAACTAGACTCACACTTGGCCAGTTGAATCGTTTACGTATGATGAATGATGTACGTAAATTTGAGCACGACGGCAAGATGGAAGATCTTAAAAAACAATACTCTGCACCAGCTGCCGGCGAAGGCGCACCGGCCAGTCTCTAATTATCTTACAAAATTCTTCAAAAAACACCTATATTAGGTAGTTTTCTGCGCAGTTATGTAAATATCTTACAAGCTATATTACAAAGGAGTTCTCCAATGAACAAATACGAACAACTCATTGAATACATCATCAATGATGAACAAGACAAGGCGAAAGCCTTATTCCACACCATCGTGGTTGAAAAGAGCCGCGACATCTATGAGAACATTATGGATGAGGAAAACTATGAAGAAGGCGTTGGCGGTAACCAGGTACATGGTTTAGCTGACGAAGTCATGGCCGATGAAGAAGGCATGCATGAAGCTGAAGCTGATGACGAAATGTCTGATGAAATGGGCGGCGAAGAAGAAATGGGCGGAGATGACATGGGCATGGGCGACGAAATGGGCGGCGAAGAAGCTCCTATTGAAGATCGCGTGATGGACCTGGAAGCCGCAATGGACGAATTGAAAGCTGAGTTTGACGCACTAATGAGCGACGAGCAAGGCGAAGAAGGCCATGACGACATGGGCATGGGCGACGAAATGGGCGGAGATGACATGGGCGGCGAAGAAGAAGTCGAAGGCATGTACATGGAAGCTGAAGAAGACAAAGACGAAGACGAAGAAGACGACGAAGAAGAAGTTGCTGAGTCTCGTCGTACCAAGTCTGAAGCTGAACGCATTCGTGAATACGTAGAAAAAGTATCTGGTGGCGCTGACAAAACTGAAGGCGGCGAAGTTGGTAAAGGTGGAACTACACCAATCAACAAGCAAAGCATTATTGCCAAGAAAAACGACATGGGCGGTACAACTGCCAACATCGTTAAAGGTGGCAGTGAGCAAAACCCAGACGGCAAACAATACAAAGCACCAAGCAATGTGTATACAAAAGGTCAAGGCACACTAAAAGGTGCTGAGCGCAATGTAAACCAGCCAGGTGGCAACAAAGGTGCTCAAGACTATTACAACACAAAAGCAACTGCTAAAAAGCCAGAAGGTAGCACAACTGATGGTTCTGTGTCTGTAGATAAGCAAAGCATTCTTAAGAAAATTAAGTAATTAGGGCACTTATAATATGGCTTCGTACCTAAGAGAGAATCTTACATTTGATGCGGCCCGTATGGAGCTTCTAACAGAAGAAACCAACGACGGCAAAGGCGGTAAGAATCTCTATATGAAAGGGGTATTCATCGAAGGTGGCTTGAAAAACGCCAACCAACGTGTTTACCCTATTCACGAAATATCAAAAGCCGTAAGCACCATCAATGAGCAGATCAAAGGTGGCTATTCCGTATTGGGTGAAGTAGATCACCCAGATGACTTGAAAATTAACCTTGACAGAGTTAGCCACATGATCACTGACATGTGGATGGACGGTCATTGTGGTTACGGAAAATTAAAAGTGTTACCGACTCCAATGGGTAACCTGGTTAAAACCATGTTGGAAAGCGGAGTCAAACTAGGTGTGAGCAGTCGCGGATCAGGTAATGTAAGCGAAGGCTCGGGACATGTGAGTGATTTTGAAATAATCACGGTGGATGTGGTCGCCCAACCATCCGCTCCTCATGCATATCCTCATGCAATCTACGAAGGCATGATGAATATGCGCAACGGTCATAGGGTGTTGGAAATCGCTGGCGAGGCTGGCGGAAATCAACGAGTACAAAAGTATTTGAAAGAGCAGGTAACTCGCTTGATCAAAGACTTGAAACTATAGGAGATAGGTAATGTTTGATGCTATCAAACCGTTGCTAGACAGCGGTATCATCAACGAAGACACACGTACAGCCATTAGTGAAGCTTGGGAAGCCAAGTTGCATGAAGCTCGCGAGTCTATTCGTGCAGAACTCCGTGAGGAGTTTGCCGGTCGTTACGAACACGACAAAGGCATGATGGTTGAAGCTCTAGACAAGATGGTAACCGAGTCTCTTTCTGCAGAAATTAAAGAGTTTGCAGAAGACAAGCAAAAGCTAGCTGAAGATCGTGTGAAATTCAAACGTCACATGAGCGAAAGCGCAAGCAAGTTCGACAATTTCTTAGTTACTAAACTAGCTGAAGAAATCAAAGAACTACGTGCTGATCGCAAGACATACGAAAACAATATTTCTCAACTTGAGAAGTTTGTTATGAAGAGTCTTGCTGAAGAGATCAGTGAATTCGAAACAGACAAAAAATCTGTAATCGAAGCAAAGGTACGCTTAGTAGCTGAGGCACGACAACAGCATGATCAATTGCGCAAGCAGTTTATTGAGCGTAGTGCCAAACTTGTAAAAGAGTCTGTAGGTACCAAACTTGAGTCTGAGTTAACTCAACTTAAAGAAGACATTCAAATTGCTCGTGAGAACAATTTTGGTCGTCGTCTGTTCGAAGCATTTGCTAGTGAGTTTGCTGTAACACATCTCAATGAGAATCGTGAAATTGCTAAACTACAAGACATGGTTCAACACAAGAACAAGCAACTAAAAGAAGCTGTTCATATTGCTGAAACAACAAAAGCACTTGTTGAAACAAAAAACAAAGAGATTAAGATAGTTAAAGAAAGTGTAGCCCGCAAGGAAACTATGGATGCACTATTGAAGACTCTTAACAAGGAGAAGGCTACAATTATGAGTCAACTTCTTGAAAATGTGCAAACTGACAAATTACAGAATGCATATGAAAAGTATCTCCCTGCCGTACTGAACAATGGCGCAATGAAAACAGGTAAAACTGTGATCAGCGAAAGCCGTAGCACAGTAACAGGAGATAAAACTGCTAAAACACAAACTGCGGAACCCAGTGACAATGTCATTGAGATCAAGCGTTTAGCAGGGCTAAAGTAACCCTAAATAGGAGAAAAAAGAAATGACAACCGCACTACTAGAAAGCCGTTGGGGCGAAACCAAAGACGCTCTGTTAGAAGGCTTAAACGGTTCACGTAGAACCACAATGAGTGTAATCCTCGAGAACACTCGCAAGCACTTGGCTGAAAATGCAACAGGTGGCGCTACTAGCTCAAGCAACGTAGCAACATTGAATCGCGTTATTCTTCCAGTGATTCGTCGTGTAATGCCGACAGTTATTGCTAACGAAATCGTTGGTGTTCAACCAATGACCGGACCTGTTGCACAGATCCACACATTACGTGTTCGTTATGCAGACAACGTGTCTGGCACAAGCGGCGCAACTGGCGCATCTGCTGGTGATGAAGCATTGAGCCCATTCCGTATTGCTACTGCATACTCGGGTGGTACCAATGGTTATCCATCAAGCACTTCAACCCTTGAAGGTGTTCCAGGTAATCGTATCAACGTTCAAATCTTGAAACAAGTTGTGGAAGCTAAAACCCGCAAATTGTCAGCACGTTGGACATTTGAAGCTGCTCAAGACGCACAAGCCATGCATGGTTTGGATGTCGAAGCAGAAATCATGGCCGCTCTTGCACAAGAGATTACCGTTGAAATCGACCAAGAAATTCTTGGATCACTACGTAGCCTAGCCGCTACAGACTTCACATACGACCAAAACGCAGTATCTGGTACAGCTACATTCGTTGGTGACGAGCATGCCGCATTGGCAGTTCTAATCAACCGTGCCGCTAACCAAATCGCACAGCGTACACGTCGTGGTGCGGCTAACTGGGCAGTTGTAAGCCCAGCCGCATTGACTGTTCTTCAGTCAGCAACTACATCAGCATTTGCTCGTACCACAGAAGGTACATTCGAAGCTCCTACAAACACCAAGTTTGTTGGTACTTTGAACAGCGCAATGCGTGTGTATGTTGACAGCTATGCAAGCGATAGCACACCAGTTCTAGTTGGTTACAAAGGTTCTAGCGAGGCAGATGCTGCCGCGTTCTATTGCCCTTACGTGCCATTGATGAGCTCTGGTGTTGTTCTTGATCCAAACACATTCGAACCAGTCGTAGGATTTATGACTCGTTACGGATATGTTGAATTGACAAACACTGCGTCTTCTCTAGGAAACGCCGGTGACTACTTGTCAGAGATCGCTGTAAGCAACCTAACATTCCAATAATATTGGAACGTCAACCCAGGGATGGGAAGGCAGGAAAAGCACCGCAAGGTGCTTTTTTTGTGACTCAAGATCTACCCAATGTTTTTCTATTGCCAAATGCTATGTTGGTCCAGTCTGGTATAGCGGTTTTTTCTAATACCAGTTCAATTTCGTAGCAACCGTGTGAGTGTAACAGTTGACCAGTGTAGTCTAGTCCGTCGGATCCTTGTGTGGATACACGAGTCCATCCGTCGTTCCAATCTGCATCGTTGTCTATACAATGGCGCACCCTGTAGCCTAGGTGTGGCAACGCTTCAAAAACTTCTAATAACAAATGACCTGGTGTATAAAATCGTTTGTGATCTGGGTTGTACTCACTGGGCAGATCCGGCTTCTTTTCATATAACCAAACATGTGGCACAATGATAATAAGGTACCCGCCTATTTTAAGCACACGATACCACTCTTGTAACACAGTACGCCAGTCGTCCACGTGCTCAAATATATGACTAGCATAAACAGTATCTTGACTAGTATCTGCAAAAGGTAAAAGAACACCGTTGTACCCGGGGTAATTTTTATCAATGCCAATCGCATGAGGAAACACAGTTTCACAACCTAGCCCTCCGTCGTGCCCAATCTCTAGCATGTTGGGTCCGCTACAGTATTTTTCCCAGAAGCCGTTGTTAAATTTTTCTTTATATGTTTTAGCAGTCTCTGGTCCGACTTTGCGTCCGGTTTTGGCCCAGGCCGCTTTCAAGCCATACGGATCCCATACCTCCTCGGTATCTGTTGACATGGTTGAAGTTAGTGTAGTCATGTTAATAATTATACAGTAAAGAAATAGCCCGGGCAATTTCTTACCCGGGCTACCACGCACTCTCTAGGTGAACGCTGTCTGACTAGCGTTATACGTAGTATACAGCAGGCAGTGAGCAATAGCAAACTTTATGATAAATAAGTTTGTTCATCTCAGAAGTGAGAACTTATGCGGTCCCCACCGCGTAGGCCCAGAACGCCAACACATTAAGGAGAAACAAATGGGACGTCCTATTAAGGCAAAATTTTTCAACCCGGTAGACAACACAGCAGACGGTCGCGTGTTAATTGGTGGTGAGGGTGTAACCTCTACTAACAGTAACGTTGCAGTTACATTCAGCAATCGTGGCCTTGGCTACTTTTCTGCCAATGCAGTGGTAACATTCAGTGCACCACAACTGCCAACAGGTGTAGCAGCCACTGGTACTGTTATTTTATTTGCAAACGGCGCTGTGAATGGCGTTGGATTGACCAGTGCAGGTACTGGCTACACAACCAAACCAACACTGACATTCACTGGTGCAAACACAACTCCAGCAGTTGGCACAATCACTGGTGGTGGCTTGACAGCCGCAGTAACCAACGTAATGGCAGTGACTGCATTTATTCCTGTGGCCAACGGCGGCTCCAGTGGAGTGGCTGCTGACATTGTGGCACAAAAAGGTACTCGTCGTTACAGAGTTGTTACTGCACAAGGCACTGGTGTTTGCGCACTGGCAAACACTGCGGCAACAGCTGGCAAAATGACTATCATTGCAACAGACAGCCAAGCTAGCACATACTATGTGACCAAGCTAAATGGCACACTGGTCACTCTTGAGCAACAGAATGATGGCGGCACCGGCTTTGATTATACCACTGGCGCACAAGCAAAATGGACTGATCCAGCAACCAACAGTTTTGCACTGGCAGCATCTGCACCAACTGCAACTGATATTGGTACAGTTACACTAGCAACTAACTAATCCACTTGGATAGTTACAACAAAAGAGGGCTTCGGCCCTCTTTTTATTTTGGCGCCTGCTCCGGATAAATAAAGCATACAAGTATTGAGAAGCCATGAGCATACAAAAGAACATAGCCAGCGCATATACCATTTACAGTGTTAATCGCACCGATCCTATTATTCTGGATTCTAGCATTATCATCCTAAACGGTAACGTGCAGATTAAAGGCAACACAACCACAGTGTCCACACAGAACTCAGTGGTTGCAGACAACATCATCCAGATCAACAGTGGTGAGACTGGGGCTGGTGTGGGTGGTGGCACAGGATTTGCCGGTATTGAAGTAGCTCGCGGATCACTACCCAATGTACAACTTCGTTTCAACGAAACCATTGATAATTGGCAAGTGACCTATGATGGATCCACATACGTAACGTTGGTAGCAACCACAACAGGTTTTACTAAACTAAGTGAAGACACTGCTCCGTCTTTGAGCGCAAACCTAGTGACTGGGTCAAACTGGCTAACCAGTAACACTACAATACAAGTTGACCCAGCATTGCATTTTGTTGTTTATGGTAACGTAAAGCTTCAAAATCAAACAAATTTTCCTGCTTCAGAAGCAGGAAACACCTATATATCTGCCGGTACTGTAGCGACCGGTGGCTCTGGCCTGTATGTGATCAATCCCACAGTGGGGCAGGATGAACTAGTAACCAAAGGAAAAGCCATTGTCTTTTCCTTGATCTTTTAAGGAAAAAGCATGGCAATTATAAATTCAATTATTACTACGCTGGGAGGCACTGCGGCAGCTAACGTGTACGCCAGTGCCGGTAACACCGCAGTAACAACCATATATCTATGCAATGCAACAAATGTGCCAGTGACCATCAATCTATTTTGCGTGGCAGGTGGTGCAAACGTAGCAAACCCTTCTCGTAACATGCTTTATAGTAATTTACAAGTTGCTGGCAATGATACTTACGTCATTGATTCGGAACGTTTATTGCTTGGGCAAGGCGACCACTTGCGTGCCAATGCCAGCATTGCAAGTTCAGTACTAGCAACCATTAGTTTTACGAGCATCTAACATGGGAAGATTTGTAAAGAACTTTACACTACAACCAACTGGTAGTTACAGTGTTATAATTCCCAACGGCACTAGTTCACTGGGTCCTGAAGGTCCTGTTAATGGACAGTTCCGTTACAATGCTACCACCGCCAACATGCAGGCCTATTTTGGCGGTGGGTGGAAACAACTGGCAGTGGCAGGTAACAGTACCATTCTTAAAGATGCATTCACTGGTGATGGTGCCACCACTGGATTCACAATGACATATAGTTATAACTCAGGGCAGGAGTCACAAGCCCTGGTGTTTATTGGCGGAGTTTTTCAAAACCCAGGAGTAAACTACACTTTTGGCGGCACAACAACTGCAACATTCACAAGCCCACCACCGTTTGGACAAGCTGTGGTTATTCTGCATAACTTCGCTAGTACACAAGCGGCCTAACCGCTCTATAAATACAAACAGCATAGGAGTGGCGGATGGCAATTGGTCGTGTGGCAGGGCCAATGTTATTGTCGGAACTAGACCGACAAGGCATTGACTTAAATTTTACCACAAACAGTAATACACTGGCCTATCTTGATTTTAGTAATTTCAAGATGGGAATCAACACGTCCGTCCTTACTGAAACTCTCACAATCTACGGAAACATATCAGCAGGCAATGTTGTTGTCACTGCTAATACAATTTCCACACAACAGAACAACAAAAGTTTAATACTAGCCGCAGGCGAAAGTTTGAAGCTCACTGCTGGCTTTGGTGCCAACATTCGTGTGCGTGACAACATTGACATGCAATCCGGCGGCAATCAAACGCTGACGTCTACTGGTACTATCACGTTAGCCACAGCCGCACAAAATATAAACTCTGCTGGGTTGGTTACAGTTACCAGTGGCACCAGTGCCAACATCACTGTAATCAACAATGTTGATATTACTACTGGTGGTAGAACATTAATCAGCAATGTCAACGTGCTCAAAGGCAATATCAATGCAACTGACATTGGTACCACCACACCGTCAACTGGTAGGTTTACTACAGTTAACTCCACAGCATTGGCCAACCTAGCCAACGTCAAAGTACAAACACTATCAAACAATCGTATTGTCTACAGTAACTCTGGTATACTAGCCGACGATCCAGACTTGTTATATTTCAATGCCAACAACACATTGTATGTTGGTAATATTCAAACCAGTGGCGCATTGTCTTACGAAATCATTGGCGCCAACAATATCACACTAACCACACTGGTTGGTACGCAAGTACTGTATGCCAATACCTCAAGTCCTTCGTTCATAGTTGGCAGTCCAGGCATGGTGTACTTTGATACCAACAGCAGTCTGCGTGTGACTGAATTAGGCATTACTACTGTACCCGGAAGCCGTGTGCTGTACACTGCAAGTAACAATCAAGTACAAAGCAATCCGGCATTTTATTACGATGGCACAACATTTGCCAGCAACGGAACCAGTGTGCTTGGTAACTTGACATTCTCTGTTTCTACCATAAGTGGCCGTGCTACCAACCAAGACATTGTGCTAGCACCATTGGGTTCAGGCGCAGTGTCAGTCAGCTTTAAGAAAATCACAAACCTAGGCACACCCACTGCTGGTGCTGATGCGGCAACCAAAGACTATGTGGACAGTTTTAGTGCTGGATTTATTACAGACACCATTGCTCAAGGCGGATCAAACGTGGCAGTTCGTGACGACAGCTACGGAACAGCCAACGTTAAAATCTACGTTAACAATGTACTGCAAGCCAGCTTTGACGGGCAGACTGCAAGACTAGAAGATATTGAAATTTACGGAAGCCGACTAACTGCCTTGGCTGGGCCATTGGAAATGATTCCGGGGGCTGGTGAAAGAATATTCTTTGGTGGCAACTCAGCAGTGACCTTGCCAATTGGCGGCACTGGACTTCGTCCAGTAATTCCAGACCTGGGTGATTTGAGATACAACACCGATATCAACGGAATTGAGTTCTACAACGGAGACTGGACATCAACCACACCCATCATCCGTAAACAGATTATCTATCCAGACGGTGTTACTCAAGCATATACACTGACTTACAGTGCCAGCGAAGATGGCATTTTGGTCAACATCAACGGTGTGATCAGCCAAGCAGGTGCCGGCTACACTGTGGTTGGAACCACAATAACATTTGCAGAAGCACCGCTTACAACCGACATTGTTGAAATTCGTTATCTAACAGGCAGTCTAAGTATTAGTTCAGCGCCAACTGTGGTCACACAGTTGTACAACGACCTAGACCCTATTCCGTTTAACATCAACGCCGCAGTTGCATCAATGACAGCAGTAACTCCTGCAGGTACCAGTCACAGAACCAGCAGATTGAATTCCGTGGGCAACGTGTTGTACCAAAACTCCGGTACCACAATGTATAGATTCACACTGAGCACCGCTTACCAGGCCAACACTTTTGTTTATGGCGGGCAAAACTTTTTGCCCAGCACATATTTTACAGAAACATACGGTCCACAAGGATTTGAGTCAAACACCGGTGGCACCCGATACTACACAGTGGGCAACACCAGTGGCAGAGTGTACGAGTACAGTACCACCGCAGCCTATCAGTTTACTGGCATGTTACTTACAGGTGGCAACCTATTGATAACTCCGCAGGATGCACAGCCAAGAAACATTCGTTTCAAAACAGATGGTACCAGCATGTACATGGTTGGATCAGCCAACGTTAAAATTTTCCAATACAATTTGTCTACACCTTGGCGAGTGAACACCGCAGTGGCAGTGGGCAACGTGTCAGTCAGCGTTCAAGACACCAGTCCACAAGATGTTTACTTTAATACCGCTGGCACACAGATGTTTGTTGCTGGTGGTATCAATGGTAAAGTAACCAGGTACGATCTAAGCACTGCCTGGCAAGTGAACACAGCTAGTTATTCGGGATGGACATTTAACTCGTTGGCACCAACCAATACTCTGCGTACCATGGACTTCAAACCAGACGGTACAAAAATGTATCTGGGTATACAGACTGGTGTCACACAAGAATACACACTGTCTCAAACAGGCACACTGGAAATTGACAGCTTTTATGTCACAGCATACCGCAGTGCCAAATACACTGTGCTGTGCAAGAGTGCAGGATCCACTGCATATCAAACAACAGATCTACTGTTGATTCACAACGGAACCACAGCCAATCTTCAGCAGACAGGATCTACAGTGCTAGGCAGTTCAATTGCCACATTCACAGCGGGCATTGATGCTCTGGGCGTGGTTCGATTGTATGCTACAACATCAGTGATTGACGCTGTAGTCAAGCTAGAACGCACTTATTTTACTGACCTCTAAGCAGTAAAAGCACAATAGATTCAAATACCCCACACGGGCAACCTTTGCGCCCAAAACGCTAAATAGCTTAAACGACTCTCACTTCGCTTAGGAGCTTACACAACATGGCCGTTACCAGAATTAAAAATAATCAGATCACTGACAATACCATTGAGTATCAGAAGATCAAGGACTATACCCTAGTAGGTACCAAGTTCAATCCAAATATTACGTTCAACAGTAATATCAGTATTATCGGTAACCTTAGTGTTACTGGTAACACATACACTGTTAACAGCACCAACACATTCATTAATGACCCATTGGTTATTTTCAACAATGGATACACAGGTACACCAAGTTATGACGTGGGTATCCTGGTCAACCGTGACTTACAGGCAATTAGCCCAACCAATTACGGTAGCTTGAACTCGGCGTGGGTCTGGCGCGAAGCAGACGGCGCATTTGAAAGTATTTTAACCACAGAAACTGGTAGCACACAAGGTGCTATTAACCGCACAGCCTATGCCAACGTTGTGGTTGGTAACACAGTTATTCGTACAAGTGCAACCAACCCAAGTGTGGTTGAAGCAGTTGATACTGGTACTGGTGCATTGCAAGTCAAAGGCGGAGCAAGTTTTACACAAAACGTACAGGTTGGCGGTACAGCCACTGTATTTGGTGCCAACACTGGACAAGTTGCCATCAGTAGCAATGTTCCAATTTTACAGATTACGCAATTAACCAGCACCCGTCCTGGATTGATGATAACAGATACCAGCAACAACGGTGCGTTGACTTTACGTACTGGTGTGTTTGGTGCCCAATTGGCCACATATGGTGGTACCAACAACGACATTTATATACAACCAAACAACTTGGCCAGTCTGGTTGTACATGCTAGCAATGGCGCTGTGACATCTACCATTGGCATCAACTCAACCAGTGCCAACGTTGGATCAATGATCATTGCCGGTTCTGGTGGTATGGGTATTGGTGGTAACCTAAACATTGGTACAGCAGCCAGCTTTGAAAGTGGACAAGTTTACATTCAAAGTAGCAAAGCCAACGACGTGGTTATTGGTAAGAATCAGCTTAAATCTGGACTGAGCGCAAACGTTGTTGCTCTGGGTGCCATGCAAGGCACAACCAGCATTGGTATCAACGCAACATTGGTTGGTGCTGCCGCAGGCCCTGCTGCCACTCCTGCCAACGCAACTTACATTGGTAAGAGTGCAGGTAACTTGGCCACAGGTTCAGACAGCACATTTGTTGGCTACAACGCAGGTAGTCTAGTAACATCAGGACAGTACAACGTTATTGTTGGTAGCTATGACGGTAACGTGATCAACACCCTGAGCAATCAAGTGGTGATTGCTGACGGCGCAGGTGCTCCACGTATTCGTGTTGACGCAACTGGTAACGTATTTGTAGTAAGCGGAGTCAACAGCACCACAGCCAACACCGGCGCATTTACAGTGCAAGGTGGTGCAGGCATTGGTGGCAACCTAAACGTTGGTGGCGCACTGGGATTGGCAAGCAAGCGACTGGTACTTGATGCCACACAAACAAGTATTGTGATGAGTGGCAACACAGCCACCAGCGCACTGGGCACAAACGGTGTTGTAATTGGTCAGTTAATTGGCCAGACAGGAACATTTGGTTCTAACGCAACTGTGGTTGGTTATCAAGCACTCAATACCACTGCCACAGCAGCCAGCATTACTGCATACGGTGCTCGAGCAGGTTATGCTGGCCCAGGACTAAACACAACTGTGATTGGTGCAGACGCTGGTCTAAACTTAGCAAGCACTGGTCTACAAAACCAATTCTTCGGTTACAATTCAGGTAGTTTGGTAACCAGCGGTGACTACAATGTTATCATTGGTAGCCATGACGGTAACACCATTGCCACAAGCAACAACAACATGTTGTTTGCAGACGGTCAAGGTAACCCACGTATCACAATTGACAACACAGGCAAAACCACAATCGTTAGTACAGTTGAATCTGGATCTCCAGCAACTGGTGCATTTGTAGTTGCAGGTGGTATGGGTGTTGCGGCCAACTTGTATGTTGGCGCTAACTTGACAGTTACAGGCAACTTGACTGTGCTTGGACAAACCACAACAGTCAATGCACAAAACATCACAGTCAATGACTCAATCATAGAATTGCATACATTTGCTAACTTGGCAGCATTGTCAACCAATGACAGTCGTGACATTGGTATTCGCAATCACTACTACATCAGCAATGATCGTCAGTCATTCTTTGGCTTCCAGAACAGCACACAGAACTTTGTGTACATTGACAATGCTACAGAAACAGGCGGCGTGGTTTCTGGCACATACGGTAACGTACAATTTGGTAGTGCATGGTTAAGCAACACCACAGCATCTGGTTCACAAACCACTGGTGCATTGGTTGTTAAAGGTGGTATTGGCACCGGCGCATTGTCCTACTTCCATTCTAGTGTAACTGACAACAACGTAACAGCCAGCGGCGTCAATGCACAGATTGAATTAAAGCCAAGTGGTACAGGTTCGGTCAACGTATTCCCAGTAACAGTTGCTGGTAATTTGGACAACATGTTTATTGGTCAGACTACTCCTAAGAGTGGTACATTCACGGTGTTGCAGGCCACACAAACTGCATACTTGAACCCAACTGGCACAGTACAGATCCAACCCACACAGTTATTGACTGTTAATCCAGGCGGGTCCACCAGCACTGTTGACAACGTGTATATTGGTAACACCACACCACGTCAAGCCAGCTTCACTGCTGCGACTGTTGGACAAGACCTAAAGCTGAGTGCATTCTTGGCCAACAGTGCATTGTTTATCAGCCCAAGCGGTAACGTCACAGTTGATCAAAAGAACGAAGCCTACAACTTCCAGCGCACAACCAGCAATACGTTTGCTACTGTTGCATTGAGCCTAGGACACTCTTCACAAAACAACTTGTTGCGTCAAGGCACAGACACACTGAACATTCGCTACCAAGGTGACAGCTACTTAGAAAATTCTTCTATCAGCGCCAACGTTCTTGGACAAGCACAGGGATGGACCGTAAGTACTAGCCGTGGCACAGCAAGCGCACCGGATGTTACACAAGACGGTGACTTCAACGGTATCTATGGTGCGTATGCCTGGACAGGTGGCACACCAAACTATGCTGAGATTGGTGCATGGCGTTATGTCAACCAAGGTACTACAGCAGCCGCAAGTGGTATTGGTGGACAAGCTCAGCTTTGGACCAAGAAGGACAACGGTGCAAGCACTCTAGCACTTCGTGTTGATGCTAATCAAATTTCAGAATTCTACGGTCAAGTGCGTGTGGCCAATTCCACAGTCAGCACTAACACCACAACAGGTGCATTGTACGTAAACGGTGGTATCAGCACCAGTGGCAACTTAAATGTTGGCCTGGGCATGAGAGTCAACGACTTGCAATCAGCAGGCAAAGACTTTTATGTACGTGGCGGAAATGATGCTACATTGATTTGGGGCTTTACTGGCGCTGCCTACAACCAAGTGTTGGTTGGTAACAGTGCTGTTCAAGCCAACTTGGTACAAGGTTCTAAACTACAAATCAACTCAACAGACTCTATGCTGTTGCCAATAGGTACCACAGGACAGCGTCCAGGATTGGTTGGTTTCAGTGACGTGGCAGGTATGATCCGCTACAACACTATCAGCAACGACATTGAATACTACAACGGCACCAGCTGGATTGCTGGACAAGGTTCAAGTATCACAGTTGTAACTGATCAACAGTTCAACGGCGATGGGGCAACTACTGTTTACACACTCAGCAGAGAAAGCACAACCAACTCCACGGTGGTAACACTGAACGGTGTGGTTCAAACTCCAACCTTGGCTTACTCTGTATCTGTTGTTGATAACGTGACATTGACATTCACAGAAGCTCCGGCAGTGGACGATGTGATTGACATTCGTACATTTGCCACAACATCAAGCATTTCTGGATTGTCAAGTCAAAACGGTTATGTTGAAGTGGTTGCAAGTAACGGTGGAGTTCAAATTACAGGTTCCACAGTGTCTGCAGGACAGTACAAGGTACTGATTGGAACAGATGGTTCATGGAACGCAACACCAAGCCCTGTATCAGTCAGCACCAGTGCAGTGGCTATTGACACATTTGACAAGGCAGTTTATCGCTCTGCCAAATACATAATTCAAGTTACAAATGGCAGCACATACGAAACCAGTGAGGTACTGGTTGTACACGACGGCACAACTGCATACCGCACACAATACGGATTGATCAGCACCAGTGGCACAGCACTGGGCACAGTGACAGCATTGGTTGTTGGCGCAAATATTGAAGTACGTTACACAGGTACAGCGTCGGGCAACACTGTGAAAGTGATTGCTGAGCGATTGGCTGTTTAATTGAATAAATAACAAATAATGGAACACAAATATGGCAAATAGCAATTTTGTAATTGACCAAGGACTCACAGTAGGTGCATTGAGCGTTACTGCAACAGCAGGCGACTTGACAACAACGGGCAACGTGACCATGGGCTCGATCAAGATGTTTGCAGGAAACGGAGACATCATCACCACTGGAAACGTAAGTTTTGGTAGTTCTGCCGTTGGATATGATAACATGACAGTTGGGGGCAATATCACGCTGTCCCAAACAGCAACACTAAGCACTGCGGCAGACACAGTACAACCAAAACAGTACATAGATGTTATGACTGTGGTGTTTGGTTCATAAATAAAGATATTAAAGGATAAAGGTAGACCGACATGGCCAGAAAAAAAATACAATATTACGTTTTTACACCAGGTGTAGGCGGTGCAGGAACGATCAAATTCCAGGATCCATATGCGTTGCATGACATCCTAATGATCACCAACGTGACTCGTAACACAGTCATTTACAACTTTGGGGATCCAAATCGCGGTGGAACCATTGCATACAACGCAAATGATACCACTACATTTCCAGGTGCTCAACAAGGTGTTACTACCCTAACTTTAACATACAACACAAACTCTCCTGTTGCCATGTCATCGGGTGATGTGTTGCAAATCTTTGTTGAAAGCGCAGAACAAAGAATCCGCACTCATGATTTTGGTATTGATGCAGTTGAGCGTCAACGGGTGGGTATTCCACGTAGCTTGATTGACGCTGACTTTGAGTATGGTCTACAATCAACCAAGTGGGCATCTGTTAGTGCGTACCGTAATATTCCTACCTTTTATGAAATTCCTGGTACGCCAATTACTGCCAACTTGTTTGGTTACAGCACAATTTTAACAAGTGGCGCCAACACTACCACATCTGGTGGTAACATCCATCCAGGCACTGTTACAACTGCCAGTACCATTGTCACAATCAACGCAGCCAATCAAGGTACAGACTACTTGATTTCTGGCCCAGCTGGTTTGAGCGGTGGTGCTGGTACTACCTATGCCTATGTTGGACCTCGACACCACCTCAATGACTACAAGATGATTGTGGCACAAGGACTATCAGGCGATGCATTGTGTCCACAGTCTGGTACACCAAACGTACAAGTTGGTGGAACATCATATATCACACTGCCAACGCCAATCACACAGGCCAACGGTGGACAGTACCAGCGTAGTTTTACTGTGGCAAATGCCACTGGCTTCTTTGCAGGCGACATTATTGCAGTTGCTGGTCTTCCGGACGGTGTTGGCTTTGCAGCCGTTGCCACTGCGGTAACCGGTGCACTTGATAACTTCTTGACTGCCAACGCAGTTATCACAGCCAACTCAGTTGTTGCAGTTGAAACACTAGGAACACAAGCAGGTGTAGCTGGTTACAACTGGGAACTCATGAGTGTTCACACATCATCTGCTGGTGTTCATGGCGTGACTCGTCGCTTGTGGGGTACCAACGCAGGTAATGCTCACATTGCCATTGGCGCCAAGATCATGTATCTAAGTGGTAACGTTACAACCAACTTTGCCAACTCAGCAATTGAAATCATGCGTGTGGACTCTGTTGAAGCAGCCACCGGCACATTGAACGTCACACGTGGCTGGTTCAATACCAACGCCAACGTGCAGTTCAACACCAACAGTATTGTTTCTGTTGTGAACATGCGTGGTAACGTGAGTGCCAACGTTGAAATTGTCAAAATGACACAGACATCACAGATCAACAACGTTCCAACACCACAGACCATTGCAAGACAATTTACCAGCCCATTGGGTCGTGCGTTTGGTACCAGCCCAATCTCCAGTGCACCATCTGGTAGTCACTTTATCACACTAACTGGTGCAGCCGTGGTTGGTAACGTAACCAACCCAGCAGTGCTGATCAATGCCAACGCTCACGGCGTGGTACGTGGCACAGTGTCCAACGCCAATGCTTATGTGAGCACAATTGGCTTGAACTCAGCCAACATTGAAGGCGTGTACAAAAACCGTCTTGAAGATATCAACTACATGGGTTACTATCCAAAAGTCAACCCCAACTTGCCAATTGGATATCAGCTGAACTTCAATGACCAAACAGCTGAAATCCGCCGTGGTGGTATTTACACCGGTGGTAACATTCGTTTCAAATCAATCACATCCAACGCTGGTACTCCAAGTTTACTCACTGTGAGCACCATCAACCCACACGGCTTGTTGCCAGGTGTTGCGCTTGAAACAGCACTGATTGGTGGTACCAACGCCGACACACACGGTTCAGGTATTTTTATTGTTGAGTCAGTTCCAACCACAACCACCTTTACCTTCAAGGGCAAAGACGGTGCGTCAGTACCTAACTCGATTACCAATGCTAACATCACAGTGTTTAGTTCTAGTTTGGTACGTCACCGTCCGTTTGATGGTGGTACAAACATTGGTACCAACATTCCAGCACACGGTTACGAAACAGCACGTCAGACCAAGAAATATTTCCGCTATCAATCTGGTAAAGGCATGATGTTCACAACAGGTACACAGTTTAACCCTGTGTTTACCATTGCCAACATTAGCGCAACTGGTACCGCAGTTGGTCAAACTATTTTCATTACCACTGATGGTGAGCACGGTGTGCAAGCAGGTGCCAACATAAGTTTGTACAACCTGGGCACCACAGGATACAACAGCTTCTATCGTGTGGCTGGCGTAACAAGTCCTGTAACATTCACAGTGAACGTGACTGCCACACTGGGTAGCACACAACCAGTATTCCTGGGCAACACAGGCGCAACAACACCTCCACGTGTGGTTGTGCGTAACTGGCACGGTGCTAGAATTCGTAACGGTATGTTTGACGCAGGTAACGGTGTGTTCTGGGAGTTTGATGGACAGTACTTGTGGGCTGTGAAACGTAGTGTTACCAACAACATTGCAGGTCGTGTGAACATTGCTCGTGACGACAACAGAGTCACAGGTGACAGTAATACTCGATTTAGAGATCAGTTAAAGCCAGGCGATGACATCTATGTCAAAGGTATGGTTTATTCTGTGATCAACGTGCAGGATCAAAACACATTCTTCTGCACACCGGCATTCAAAGGCACTATCAACGCTCAAGATGCCGCAATCAGCGTGATCCGTGAAACACGCACACGCCAGGCCTTCTTCAACCAGGACCGCATGGACGGTACAGGACCATCAGGATACATTGTGGATCTGACCAAAATGCAGATGGTTGCCATCCAGTACACCTGGTACGGCGCAGGCTTTGTTGACTGGGGCATGAGAGCCACAGACGGTAAATTGATCTGGGCTCACCGCTTGAAAAACAACAACGTGAACGACGAAGGCTACATGCGTTCTGGTAACTTGCCAGCTCGTTATCAAGCTACCAACCGTGGTGCAGTTGGTCAATTGAAGACTGTGATCCCTAACGGTACAGACACTGAAATTCAGTTGTACAGTGTGGATGACTTCCCAGGATCAACTGATGCCAACGCCAGCTATCCTGGCTATGTGCTAGTTGACAATGAATTGATCAGCTTTACAGGTATCAACACATCCACTGGTAACCTAACAGGTTGCGTTCGTGGTGCAACATACCGTCCTTGGATCTTGGGTGCCAACCGCGCACTCACAGCAGGCTCAGCCACAACACACGCAGTGAACGCAAGTGTTATTTTGTACAGTGTGACATCCGCACCAGACTTGAACCACTGGGGTTCGGCTGTTATTCTAGACGGTGACTTTGACGTTGATCGTACATACCAGTTCAACTACCAGGTTGTTAACCAACAGATTGCTCAAGGTGATCCGTTCACACTGTTCTTGATGCGTCTAGCACCAAGTATTACATCGGGTCTAACAGGTGACCTGGGTGTGAAGGACATTATTAACCGCGCTCAGTTGCTGTTGCAGAACTGTTATATTTCTCTAAGCGGTCAATTCATGCGTTGCTTGTTGCAAGGCATTGTGAACCCAGAGAACATTCGTTCAGCCAACTGGGGACGTTTGAATCAGCCAACAACATTTAACCAGCCAAGCTTCACACAGTTTGTGGCCAACACTGGTTATGGTACTGTTAACCAAAACATTATCTTTGGTAACGTGCGTTCTGCACAAGGTGTTGCAGATCGTATCACACCGTTTGCAACAGGTGGTGAACAGTTGTTCAGTATTCCAATTGCTGGTGTGAGTGCTGGTTTTGTTGACTTGTCAAAAGTTAAGGAAATTGGTGGTGCGATTCTTCCAGGCTATGGAACATTCCCGAATGGTCCAGAAGTTGTTGCGTTTAACATTGTGCCAATTGGTACATTTAACTCGCAGGTGGACTTGCAAGTAACGTTCCTAGAATCTCAGGCTTAATCCGGCCACAGAGACCACGAAAAAGCACCTTCGGGTGCTTTTTTGCTATGTGCTTCTGGCCCATAAATACATTAAACTTTGGAATAGACAATGGGATTAACCAGACCAAAATACAGTAATATTGTTGACACAGACTACAAGGCCAGTTGCCGCATAGTCACAACCACCAACATTACATTATCGGGCGGTGCCCCTAGTACCTATGACAGTGTTACGCTTGCATCCGGCGATCGCGTTCTTGTGAATGCACAAAGCACAGGCAGTCAAAATGGTATCTACATTGTACAAACACTAGGTACAGGGTCAAACGGAACTTGGATTCGTGCAACTGATGCCAGTGCCAGTGCATACGTTACAGCAGGCATGCGTACCTTTGTGGCAGAAGGAACTTACGCAGGTACAGAGTACAGATTGGTCACACCAGACCCGATCACACTGGGTAGTACCAGCATAAGTTTTCAAACCACTGCGTCCACAGTCAGCGGTGCAAACAAATCAGTACAGTACAACAACTCAGGTTTCATTGCAGGTGCTACCAATCTAGTTTATGACAATGTGACAGGCAATGTAACAGTTGCTGGTACCACAGCAACAGTAAGTGACAGCACCGGCGCATTGGTAGTAAAAGGTGGTGTCGGTGTTGCAGGTAATTTATTTGCCACTGGCAGACTAACAGTTAGCGGCGTGTCCACATTCAACAGCAACGTGGTCATTGTGGGCAACTTGACCACACTAGGCAATACATTTATTACCAACAGCTTTGATCTGAGTATCCAAGACAGTATTATCAACCTGCACAGTCCCACTGACTTAACACCATTGGTCACCAATGACGGACTAGACATTGGCCTTAAGTTGCACTACTATGACACAGTGGATTCAGCGGCGTTCCTTGGACGAGACAATCCCACTGGGTACCTAGTATGGGAGGACAAAGGCTCAGATGTTGGTGGCGTGTTTACATCAACATCTCTTGGCACATTCAAAGTTGGAAACATACTGTTGTCTGGCAATACCTATCGCGGTACCAGCACCATTGGTGCTGCCATTCCAACTTACGTCAATTCGTATACCACACAGAGCGCAACACCTCCTGCCAGTCCTTACATTGGCGATCAATGGTATGACACATCAACTGACACCTTGTACCAGTGGACCACAGACGGTACCAGTTATTACTGGGTTGACAAATTAAGCCAACCTGTAGCAATCAGTTTTGCCACCCAGGCCACAGTGCCTGTTGGTCCTAAGCAAGGTGATCTATGGTACGACACTTCTACTGATACTCTCTACACTCGTGTTTATGATGGTTCTAGTAACTACTGGGTGGACTACAGCACCGCAGGCGTGAGCACAGTGGCCGGGCTTGGTGCATTGATATCCAATGTGAGTGTGGGCAACATCACACCATATGGCAATATAATCTATAACATTGGCACTACCACTGCACAGTGGGCTAACATATTCACCAGCAATCTCATAGTATCAGGTGGTACAACACTCAATACTTTATCGGCTTCTTCGGCAACAATTACACAAAGTGGCACAGGCAACCAGTACGCACTGACCATGAAAGGGTCAGGCTCTGGAGACCAATGGGCTTTCACTGTTGGCAGCACCACTGGGCAAAATAATATTACCAGTCTCAATAGTGCAGGGTCTGCTTATGCACCGTTCTCAATAAACGGATCAACCTTTACTGTTGGCACAACTGGTGCCGGCGCTACCACAAGCCTATCAATAGATAATGCTGGTAATGTGGTTATCACAAATGCCAATCTGACACTGGGCAACGTTTCTACTGGCGCGGCAAAAAATGGCTACAATGTGGCCAGAGGAACAACTTTTGCCAACATTGACAATGTGAGTGCCAGCGTGTTTGCAAATGGTGTTCCGGCATTCAGTAGTGTAAGCGGTACTATGAACTATTTTTGGAGTGCGATCACAAACCTAACTGGAGGCAAGTTTTTTGGCAACACCAGCACCGGCGGCGCAGTCACAACTGTTCCTACTTTTGTTGGTAGTGTTAACGGTCCGCTAGGCAGCGGGGGCGATACGGTTACAGCAATCTTGCAAGACCAAGATCTGCAACGTGTGTATAAGATCATCTATATGCAAACAGTCACGGGCTCTAGCTGTGCTATTGTAACCACAAGAATAATGTAACCATAAATACAACATAGGAAACTAAAACATGGCATGGCCCACTAACCCCGCAAACGGATCTACAACAACAATCAACGGTGTGGTGTATGTGTACAACAGCACCAAAAACGCCTGGGGACCTGCGGCAGTCAGCAGTGTAACCAGCATAAACTACACAGGAAATGTAACCGCAGCCAATGTGAATGTGACTGGTAATATCTATGTAAATAATCAAATAGTGCCAACTCTGGTCACCATGATGACCTATCAGCTGGCACTCTAAGGACAAGCATGAAACAACTATTAAACTACAACCCAGCTTTTACACCAGGCGCATCGGGCACAGGCACACTGGATTTTAGCACTTTTCCAGCATTTGACCGCACACGTTTGTATGCAGTGATCAATATCACCCAAAACGTTCCGCTGTATATTGCAGGTGCACCTGGGCTAGGAATGGCCAGCAACTCTGCAGGCTCACTGGTTATTCTTTCCACCAGCACAGCTACTCAGAGCAATACAGATGTACTCAATGTCTACTACGAAACAGACGCAGTATTGCAGCCGTTGGAAAACAACGATGCCGCAGAGCGCAACGGAAATCTAGCCTACCAAACAGAACTGCTGTCAATGATACTTGCAGAGCTAAAAGTGCAGAGCATTTTGCTCAAAGAAGGGCTAAATATAAAAGACGAACTGGATCAGTTACGCAACGATATCCAGAATGATGTTACATACGACTAAGGAAGAACCATGTTAATACAAGGACAAGTAGGACAAACAACCGGACTAGACGGTACACAAACAAACCTGCGTCAAGGGCGTACAGGAGAAATCATCCTGAGCCAAGCGCACGGACGCTATTACGAACAAACCAGCCGCGGCCAGTTGTTTACACTAACATTGTCAGCAACCACCACTGGTATTGCTGCCGGTAACCTGCTGAACGCTGCTGCCGCTGCTTCAACAAACTTTGCAATCTGGAATCCAATTGGATCTGGTTTTAACTTGAGCATTACCAAAGTAATGGTTGGGTTGATTTCTGGCACACTGGCAACAGGCCCGCTGTACCATGCTGTTATTCAAACATCAAATCCAACTATCAACACTGTCAGCACCAACGGTGTTGCATACAACAACCTAGTTGGTGGTAAATCACCTGTAGCACGTTATGTTGCTGTGGCAGCTGGTACTGCGCTAACTGGTGCAAGTGCTCCAGTGGTGTTGCGTACAATGAACCTTACATTTAGTGCAGCCGCATTTGCCGCACCAGCCGGCGCAAACACTCTTGCAGATCTTCCAGATGGCGACTTGATTATTCCTCCAGGTTACGGTTGGGTTCCACAGTTTTCAGCCGCAGGCACTTCTGTACTAAACAGCTACAGCGTGACCTGGGAAGAAATCCCAATCTAATCTAACACCGGAGAAACAACAATGTTAATACAAGGACAAGTAGGACAAACCACAGCTGGAGATGGCACACAAACCAACCTACGCCAAGGTCGCACCGGTGAGCTAATTGCCACACAGGCGCATGCACAATATCATGAACAAACCAGTCGCGGAAGTATTTTTAGTCTAAGCGTGACCACTTCTGCTGCCACACTAGGTGCAGGTAATGCACTGGCAAACAGCACCACAGGCCCTGCGTCAGCCGGTGCAACACATCTAGCACTGTGGAATCCAGTTGGCTCTGGCTTTAACCTTTGCCTGAACAAGTTTGCCACCACTCCTATATCAGGAACTCCAACAGCAGGCCCAGTGTTTCACACAGTAATGGCATTAGGTTTACCAACACTCACAGCATCTGTTGGTACTGCATACAATAACTTAATTGGTGGTAAAGCACCTGTTGCACGTTATGTAGCTTCTGCAGCCGGCGCAACACTAACCGGCTCTAGTGTACCGGTTATCTTCCGTACCAGTCATATTAGCTTCTCTGGTGCATTTTCATCAGCAAGTGGTTCAGTTACTCCGTACTTTGAAGACCTAGGCGGCGATGTTGTTATTCCTCCAGGTTACGGTTGGGTACCTTGCTACTCTGGTGTTGGTACAACCTATCTATGTGTCATGAGCATTACCTGGGAAGAAATTCCAATCTAATAACTGATCATGCAAAAGATACAAAAACTTTATAGAGCTACATACACAGGCGAAGAAATTACTTCGTCTATGACCTTTGAAGGTGGGCAATGGAAATACGAACGTGAGTTTGTGCCCAACAGTGTGGTTAACAATAGAATCAGCAGCCAGGCATGTGTAATCGGCAACGGAGACACTCGCGCCAAATTTGAACTGCATTTGGTTGGCAATCACCGTGGTGGATTGCTTGGGCGGGATGCGTTACAAAGTTACGGGTGTAATGCACTCTACAGAGACTTTGCTCCTAATTTTTTAGTTGCCACTGGTAAAGAAATTGTACAAGAAATTGCTGAAAGTGGTTATAGCGATGAGCATATTGTGTACGCCAACAGTCCGCACATCCAGGCCTATTCAGGCAAATTTTATCTAATTCCGCAGGATCCAAGTTGGAACGCCGGAACCATTGCTACCTACTTGGCCTGCTTTGATGGACACAAAAAGATTTTCTTGATTGGATTCGACAACAACATCGGCGAGAATCTCAACAACAACTGCTATGCTGGGACCAATGGGTACGATGATGCCAACTACAATGTCACAGATGACTACTGGGTCAAAAGCATGGCGTCAATCATGACCATGTACAGTGATGTGGAGTTCTATCGTGTGATGCCGGGCAAGTATTACAAGGTTCCTGATGCCTGGGCTGGCTTGTTAAACTTCCAGCAAATTGACTACAGGCAGTTTGCACTTGCTGTAGATTTGTAATTAAACCTGTTCCATTGTGCGTATCTTGGTCACAATGCTGTCAAATTTGAATGTACGCCATACACCTGGGTGCAAGGGTTTAGGATAATCTTCTAGTCGCACCCAGCAGTAACCACGATGCTCGTGGTTAAGTACAGGAACAAACTCTTGATCTACCTGCACTAAAAATGTATGATAGCAGAAGTTTTCATTTGCGCTGGTAAACTTTTCAATTGGCACAATCTTAAAGTCACGTAGGTCCTTGCCAATTTCTTCATCTGCTTCTCGGTATAGTGCATCAATCACACGCTCACCCAGCTCGAGCTTGCCACCAACAAACCCCCAACTGCTGGCGTGGCGACTGTGATTCCTTAATAGGAAAAGATATCTTTGTGTGGAACGGGCATAAACAAGTGCTCCACAACTTTCTACAATACTAGGCTCCATGATCCTGCTCGATAAACACCTTCTACACTCTTGATCCAATTTTGGTCCAGCCACTTGTATTGAATACCTGTTGCTAGGTTAGTTACGTATTGTAGCACATTGGTGCCACGGCTGTCAAAACTAACTGACCAACGTGTGCCGTTGTATTCAATAATATCGTTGGTATGTGCCACTAGGTTGTTGCCTACTTCACCTGCCCAGGCCGGCGCAGGGTCATCATTGTCAAAACTTCCAATGTCATTGAGTATCAAATAACGTGTGCCGGGCGCCGGATCTAGTATACTTGCATTCACATCAACTTTGAATGGATCGATGATTGCATTGATTGGTCCAACAGTGTTGCTGGGCAAGGTATCGCCAAACGGAGTGTACAACAACTTGGTATCGTCGGTTGGATGATACGCAACCGTACCAATTACCTCGCTGCCATCATCTTGCTGAAAACGTATTTCGCTAGTACCATTGGTTAATTGCAGTGCGTCAACTGATCCGTACAAGTTTATTAGATTGCGCCAGTTGTCAATGCTTTGTTTGTTGATAGTTAAACTAATGCGTACATCGTCGCCTGTGTAGTGTTCGCTGTACTTGACCAAACTCAATGAATTACCTTGCCACACAACTCCGTAGTCCATTGGAGTCAATACTTTACGCATGAGTAACTTGCCCGAGTCAAAAACATCAGTACTTACATTACCTTCAGCATCATACATGTTGGCAATCATTTTTTGTATCACACCCAGCTTTTTAACCTTGATCGGAGTACTGATCCAAATTGGGATGTCGAAGCTCATGCTGGCAATGTCAATGGGATCTTCGGTGCCAATTGGCACACTTCTACTACTCCACACAATGTCGCCTAGATTAATCACACTCAAGCTGGTCCAGTCAATGTAGTTGTCTGTGCTCTGTATCTCTAAGCTAGGGTTAAACAAGGTGGCAATCTGTTCAATTAGTTGCAGTTTTTGTTCAGTATTAGACGTCCAAATGTCCAATTTGATGCCTAATTTGTATGGTACCGGCATCAGGCGTTCTACTGTGTATGCATCGCCTTGTTCATTGGTATACGTGCCTGTTGCGCTGTCGTATTTGCGTTCACGAAAATGAAGCTTGCTCACATGATTTGGTTCTTGCATCCTAGACTGATCATAGGTTAAACTGCTGATATACGCAGCCATTGCAGGTACAGCCTGCATGGTGTTTTCGCTGTTGCCTTTGAGAATCTGACTGGCTTGTCTACTGGCATCGCCGTAGAATACTGGCACACGTTGCAGTGTGGTGTTGCCGTCACGTTGTTTTCCAAACTCAACTTGGAAGTTACTCATCACACGAATAAACTGTATGAGGAACCTGCGTATTTGATTGTCGTAAAAAAATTGTTGTGCCATTAGTTATCTGCCTGGGGCTTGAATGCTTTACTGAGACTCTGACGTTCCTCAATCACATCATGTGTTGCGCCCTTCCATGTGTTTGTGTTGTTGACAAATCCGCCGTGTAGGTTGTTATCGCTTGTGGTGCGCACAGCATCTTCGACCTTGACCCAGCGTTTGCCATCATATCTAAACAGTCTGTTGGGCACATAATCCAGGCGCAAGAAAAAGTCGTCTCGTGTGGGATGAGTTGGAAATGCAATACCTGTGCCAACTGGTAGCCCATTTGGAGCAGTACCGTCACCAGTTAGATAGCCAGTTATCTTGGTCGGAGATACATCTCTGTTGCTACTTGCTTGCACACCAGTGCCGCTGACTGCATTGTTGCCACTGGCAGAGACTCCGGACGGATCGCCGAGTCCCTTGAGACTATTGGTAGGTGCGGTATAGAACGGTGTGGTACTGTATCCAGCTTTTGGAACGTCGACTATTGCTTGCTGGATTACTGCGTCATTGATGTCGATGTACTTGTTGTAGGTGCTCATAATATCAGCTAGAGGGTTAACAGAGGCATTGGCACCAAACGGATCGCTACTGGCTGAAATGTTGTTAAGGATATCCTTGTACTCTTGGCTGTCCACAAGCGGTTGCATTTTCAAACGCCAGACATGTGGATACCATGTGGGACTGAAACCTTCGGCGGCACGGGCGGCATCAGTTACTACATAAAATCTTTTGAGCGCCGCAGGAAGAGTGCCGTCCAATGAATGTAGATCTGTTAAATGTTGCAACTCCAACACATCACCTGCCATGAGCTTGCGCCCAATGGTTTCCAGCATGTCATTCAAATGGAACGTCATGAAGATAGTGCCTTGTGCCAAGAATATACCAAATTGGCTTAGGTCAAAGTCCTGATCAGCAATTTGATAGATGCCGCGCATGCTGTACACAGATGTGTCGTACTTGCGGTCACGGTTTTCTAAAAACAACAAATCTTGTATATTGAGTTCACTGGTATTGTTGTAGCTGGGTTTGGTAGCATCACCGGTGACGCCTTGATCCTGAATACCAAGATACTTGTGTACAAGCACACCAGTGCCACCCACAGTGTACATTTCGGATATTCGGCGGTCCAGGAACTTGTAATCGTTACCCTTTTTTTCGCGCCAGAGACTAAGACGAGGCATTATTTGATCCTTATTGTGATATTTAGCTGGATTGACTTTGGGATTAATTTGTGCTATACTGCACCCATGCAGATAAAAACTTCACTGGATTGGACAGAGGTCAGCTCAAAAATGCGAGCAGAAATGCAAAATGCACCACAGAACTGTCGCAAGGATCTAGCCCGAATGATAGGCAATGTAGAAGGGCTTGTGCAACAACTGGGCGGTGAGGAAGTGGAAATGCGCAGGAACAAACGAGAACGATCCCCACGCCAGATAACGCTACTGACTCGGATAAACGAAAGTATTAACGAGTTTGAAAAATGGCTAATGCTAGCCCATTTACAACACGGTTGACCTATTATCCGTTTTATCGTATAATTACATTTGTAATCAACTAATAGGAGCAGATGCATGGTCACAGCAGTGAAAAAAGCACCGCCTAAAAAAGGCAACACAGGCAAAACAGTTGCTGGCGTCAAAATTGCCAAGAAAAAAGTAAGTGTACGCCGTGCTCATCTGGCTGATGAAAAGTACACAGGCGGGGAACCCGTTTGGGATACAGAACGTGCTCTGGCCTTTAGTGATGCAGATTTTGATCATCACCTGCCCCGTAGTTTTTATTACTACAACTATCACTTCAGTGTTAAAGATTTGAAGCCAGAGTTTATAACATGGCTCCAGGAACAGAAACACTTTGTAGTCAGCAAAACTGACTTGAGCAAAGTAATCAAAAGCCGCTGGGTGCCAATCACTGCATGCAGTATCATTGCCGCACACAAACAAGGCATGCCGCTCAAGCCACGTGCATTGCAGTACTTGGAAACAGCCGTGCGTGATGTGGTTGAAAAATACACAGAATACAACGAAGAAGACGATCAGCCTGTTGCGGCAGAAGACAAGCCCATTGTGAGACAGCCTACAATACAAGATCGACTGAATGAAAAAACCAGTGCCACTATCGGTGAGCTTGAAGGCTACTTTGATGATGTGGTTACCAATGCTGGCACCAGCTTCAAACCCTATGACTTCCTGGTTGCACAAAACGTGCCACAAGGACAGCTAGGCAAGATTGAAATGGCTTTTGTAAAAACACGTGCAGAAATGGAATCTGCGCAAGCCAAGTCGGACGAGCAGTTGATTGAAGGCTACAAGCACTTCAAAACCGCAGACTACAAACGCATCTATGCCTGGTTTGATGAACTGCAAAAAGCAGTTGACCAGTACCGCGGTGTGAAGAAAGCCACCAAGAAAGCTAGAGTTAAAAAGAGCCCTAGCAAAGAAAAACTGGTTGCCAAGCTCAAGTATGCCAAGCAAGATGCAGTGCTCAAGCTGGTCAGTGTCAACCCAGTGGACATCATTGGTGCGCAAGAGCTGTGGGTGTACAACACAAAAACACGCAAGCTGGGCCAGTACATGGCCATGTCGAGTTCGGGTCTAGCTATCAAAGGCACTAGCATTGACAACTACACTGCCAAGAGTGCAAGCAAGACCTTGCGCAAGCCCGAACAACAGCTGGCAGAGTTTATGAAAGCAGGCAAAGTGCAGTTGCGCAAGTACCTGGACAGTATCAAGGCAACAGAAACCTTGCTAAACGGACGCATCAATGCTGATGTGGTGCTACTCAAAGTACAATAATCTAACCCTAGCTCAAATCCCTGTGTGTATAAATACTGCATACAGGGATTTTTTATGGCTACGTTAAAGAGCGGACTCAATTCAAGGCAAGCATTGGTAACAGACAATCTGGGCAGTCCGGGTGTGATTGCCTATGACGAAACTGCGGTATCGCCCAATGCACAAAAACGTAAAGAGATCGAAGACTATGTGCGCTTCCGCCTGGGTGATGGCATGGTTGATGTGGAATTGGATCCTGACCACTACAGGATTGCAATCAATCAAGCACTTACTCGTTACCGTCAACGTGCGCAGAATGCAGAAGAAGAAAGCTATGCGTTTCTTGAACTGCTACCCGAAACACAAGAATACATTTTACCAGCAGAAATCAACAATGTGCGTCAAATATTTCGCAGAGGCATTGGATCAGTTACTGGTACCAGTGCCAGCCAATTTGAACCATTTGCAAGTGGTTACCTAAACACATACATGCTGGTGGCAGGTCGTGTTGGTGGACTAGTCAACTATGAATTGTTTAGCCAGTACCAAGAACTGGCCATGCGTATGTTTGGCGGTTACATGAACTACACATGGAATCCAGTAAGCAAAAAACTAACAATTATTCGCAAGATTCCTGATGCTGGACACACTTATCGTGTGCTGTCCCAATTGAGTGCGAGTGGCACAGCAATAGGCAGTACAATCACCATTGGTGTTGATCAAGCATGGACTGGCCTTGCAGTAGGCAACAATATTGTAATTAGAAACTGCCGCGTGGTAGGTTACAACGGTAGCTACACTGTGGACACTGTGAGTGGCGATTACAAAACAGTCACAGTCATAGCCACCAATGTGTTGGCTGCAACAGTGGTTGACGGATATGATCGTAGAAGCACTGAAGCATTCAGTCCTGTCACTGACACGCCATCTGAAACAGTGTTGCTATGGATCTATAACAAAAAGCCAGACAGCATGTTGTTCAACAGCGATACTATATTTCCTTGGTTGCAAGATTACAGTCTTGCAATGTGTAAAGAAATGCTGGGACAGGCACGTGAGAAGTTTGCATCAATTGCAGGCCCACAAGGTGGAACACAACTGAATGGGGCAGCACTTAAAGCTGAAGCCAAAGTTGAAATGGATGCTCTCGAAGAAGAGCTCAAACGGTTTGTTGATGGATCACAACCGTATACCTGGGTGATAGGATAAACTATGAAAATAACTGAAATTATTGTAGAAGAAAAAGTCCGCTTGGATCCCAAGTGCTGGACAGGTAAAAAGATTGGTAACCCCAAGACCAAGGTCAAGGGCGGAGTACGTGTGAATAACTGTGTGCCTGCCGAGGCAGTTGAAGAAGCGGCCAATGCCGCTCAACAGGCTGCTATTGCAGTCAACATGAAGAAGGCAGGCAAAAAACCCAAGACAGAAGACCTGTCAGAAGAATTTGATTTAATTGAATCAATCGTTGAAACTATTGCTGAACGCAATGGAGTTGACGCTGACGCAATTTGGGAAGATTTAGAAAGTCTAACAGACGATGAACTGTATGTGTTTGCAGTGACGTCAGATCCTATTATGGAGAGCGAAGCCTGGCAGAAAGCCAACAATCGTGACAAGACAGACGGCATGAGCCGCAAAGCAGTTAAAACTTATCGCAGAGAACACCCTGGCAGCAAATTGCAAACTGCTGTGACCACTAAGCCTAGTAAGTTAAAGAAAGGCAGTAAGGCCAGCAAGCGTAGATCAAGCTACTGCTCACGCAGTCGTGGACAAATGAAAATGCACAGCATTTCATGCGCAAAGACTCCGGACAAGGCCATCTGCAAAGCACGTAGACGTTGGAACTGCTGATATGAAAATTACTGAAATTGTAGCTGAAGCTCGTGCAGGCAAAGTACCAGATAACTTCAAGCAGTCAAACGCAGGCCTGCATACGTTTGGCGATGCAGAAAAAATGAACTCAGACTATGCACACTATCGCCTTGGGCTTGCACTGGCTATGAGCGATGGCAAAAACAAGCTGGACATTGATCCAAAAACGTTCTACGGTAAAAAGCACACAGCACATCCTTACACACAGGAAGAAGCCAACATGCTAAAACAAAGCTACGCCGCAGTAGGTGCCAGCTATGAAGATTTGAATCACGGTGATCTAACCAGCAAAGAGCTAGACGACACTCACAAAGCAAGTCCTGTTGCTCCAAAGAAAAAGAACAAATACGGTGTTTGACATTTGCCAAATTATAAAATATAATACTTCTAACACCGGGGGTATGTATGATAATAGGTATTTGTGGTTTTATTGGCAGCGGCAAGGATACAGCCGCTGATTATCTAGTAGGGTTCCATGGCTTTAGACGAGACAGCTTTGCTGGCACTCTTAAAGACGCTGTAAGCGCAGTGTTTGGTTGGGACCGAGAACTAATTGAAGGACGCACACCTGAAGCTCGTGCCTGGCGCGAGCAAGTTGATCCTTGGTGGGCTGAACGACTGCAAATGCCACACTTGACCCCACGATGGATTCTACAGTGGTGGGGCACCGAAGTATGCCGCACTCACTTCCATGATGACATTTGGATTGCGGCATTGCAATCGCGACTGGCACGCCGCAGTGATCACACTGTGATCAGCGATGTACGTTTTCCAAACGAAATCAAAGCAATCAAAGAACAAGGCGGGCGTATTGTGTGGGTACAGCGTGGTGTTATACCGCACTGGTATGACATTGCTTGCAAGGCCAACCGAGGTGATACAAAAGCACAGCAATGGCTGACTGACAATGCTATCCATGCAAGTGAAACGTCATGGGTGGGCACAGACTTTGATGTGATTGTTGACAACAATGGAAGCATTGAGCAACTGTATGCACAGATCAAAGATCTGGCTCGAGCTCCCCAGGCTTCCACGACAGCTTAGATTTAGAAATAGTACACAAGCAGTTCAAGCACACTGTTTTCAAGTTGACCCAACTGATGTTTTTCAAGTCGCCATCAATGTGGCACACAGTCAGTTGCTCTTTTGGAAACGGTGCTTTGAACTTGCAAACCTCGCAAGTTTCTTTTTTCCTATAGCCACTCTTGAACCATAGTGGTGGATTTGCTTTGGCCCGCTTACCTTTGCGCAAGCAGTGGCTACACAGTTTACGGTAATAAATCTTCTCTTTGCGTAAATAATTGATTGCCACTGGTCTGCTATGGCACGTTAAACATATTTTTCTAGATTGCATGGAGTATTTATACGCCTGACCTTTATAAAGGCACCTCAACAAGCCCGAAAAAGCAAGTTCCCGGTAAATAACTTTAACATGTTTCGTTAAAGGAAATTAACCATGGCAACTCTAGTTTCTCCCGGTTTAAGTATAACCGTTTCAGATGAAAGTCAATACGTCCCAGCTGGTACTGGTACCGTTCCACTTGTCATCTTCGCAACAGCACAAGACAAACTCAATCCTTCCGGGGACGTGGCGTCTGGTACTACAAAAATTAATGCTAACACATTAAACGCATACGGCAGTCAGCGCGAACTTATCAACGCATTTGGCTACCCAACATTCAAGAAGAGCGCAGGCACTGCTATTCATGGCGATGAGCTAAATGAATACGGTTTGCATACAGCGTACTCAGTTCTTGGACTTGGTAACAGCGTATATGCACTTCGTGCAGACATTGATATGAACCAACTGGTTGGTACTAGTGTGCGCCCTAAAGGTGCAGTACCTGACAGCACAATTTGGCTAGACTTGTCTGGCAGTAAGTTTGGTATTTTTGAATGGGATCAGTCTACTCGTACATTTACTGGCAAGACTCCTATCCTTGTTACTGCAACCGAAGACACAACATTGGCAAGCGGCGTTCGCCGTCCAATTAGCTCAATTGGTTTGATCGGCGATTACGCTATTGTGTTGAAAGACGCAAACAATCCTGTATTCTACAAAAATGCTGCCAACACTTGGGTAGCAGTTGGTACTGACGATTGGGCCACTTCATGGGCATCTGTACAAAGTTCTATTGCAACTTTGCCAGTGGTAACCAGCAATATTCAAATTCGTATCAACACAACACAAGTCACAATGACTAGTATCACAGCGGCAGCTGATGTGGTAACACGTATTAATGCCGCTGCCATTGATGGCGTAACAGCCGCATTGGTTGCAGGTCGTTTGGTACTGTACGCAGACAGCACATCTGCAAGCGATGGCACAAATGCTGATGGTCAAATTACACTAGCCGAAGGCGACGATCCTGGCTTGTCAGAGTTGGGTCTTACTGCTGGAACTTACGCATTGCCAGAATTGCATTTTGGCAGCTACACAGCCGCTCCTGCATGGAACTCTACTGATGTAACTCCACGTCCAACTGGTTCTATCTGGGTTAAAACATCTGTACTAGGTGCAGGCGCTAACTGGACATTCAAAACATACAACGCAACAACTGACGCTTTTGCTGACTCAGCCGCTCCGTTGTACGCTGATCGTGCAAGTGCAATCTATGCATTAGACGTAGGTGGCGGTGGGTTTGGTATTGCTAAGAATACATTGTTCCTTGATTATGGTACATTGAATCCAGCACAGTATCCAGCATCATTCAAAGTTTACAAGCGTGTGCGTGACGGCGTTACAAAGACAACTGGATCAACACCAGGATCGTTTACTGTGTCTGACTCATTTACTATCACAGTGACACAGCCAGGCACATCAACAAAGACTACATACACTGTTACACTTGATGCTACCACCGTTAACGGATTTGTTGCAAAAGTATTGAGCAAAGGTATTCCTAACTTCTCTTGCCAAGTTGAAAGCTCTGGCAACATCAGCTTTACACACCGCACTGGTGGTGAGATTGAACTGGCAGAAGTGGGTGGCGGCACAGCACTTGCTGATGGCGGTTTCACTAGCGCAACTTCAGGCATTATTGTTGACCCGGTTACTTCTAATCTAGTAGCTTCTAACTGGGGTGTTGCAAGCTATACCTACAGCACCAGCGAGCCATATGCTGAACCAGCAGACGGCACATACTGGTACTACAGCGACATGCTTGACGTTGACATCATGGTTGCAGACACAGCAGGATGGAAAGGTTATCGTAACGTCAGCGCAGACGCTCGCGGATATGACCTAACCAACACAGATCCAACAGGTCCAATTATCACAGCCAGCAAGCCAACTACTCAAGTTAGCGGCGACCCATTGGTAGGCGGCGACTTGTGGATTGACAGCAGTGACTTAGAAAACTTCCCAGTAATTTATCGTTACAGCGGAACAACCTGGGTCAAGATCAGCAACACTGATCGCACTAGCCAAAATGGTATTGTGTTTGCAGACGCACGTTGGGACACTGACGGTACAAGCGATCCAATCAGCGGTACCTTACCAACCATTGCTGAACTACTAGTAAGCGATTATCAAGACTTGGATTGCCCGAGTTACCAATTGTACCCACGTGGTACACTGTTGTTTAACACACGCCGCTCAGGCGGTAACGTGAAACAATATGTTGGCGCTAAGTTTACAGATGACAACTATCCAAACGATTCATTGCCAGCAGAGCCAAGCACATGGGTCAATGCAAGTGGCAATGCGGCCAACGGTACACCATACATGGGCCACAAAGCTCAACGTGCAATGGTTGTTGCCGCTCTAAGAGCCGCAATTTCCAGCAACACACGAATTCGTGAAAGCCAATTCTCATTCAACTTGATTGCTTGCCCAGGTTATCCTGAGTTGCTGTCAGGCATGAAACAATTGAACGTTGATCGTTCAGAGACAGCTTTTGTTGTGGGCGACACACCAATTGACTTGGCAGCTAACAGCACCAATATCATTGATTGGAGCAACAATGTTGCAACAACAGCAGACGTTAACACAGCTTTGTACTATCCAGCTTGTTTGACCAATGCGCTTGACGGCACAGAAATTGTTATGCCTGCAAGTCACATGGCATTGCGTACATTCTTGTACAATGACAATGTGAGCTATTCATGGTTTGCTCCAGCAGGCGCACGTCGTGGTTTGGTTGACAATGCAACAGCAGTTGGTTACCTGGATCGTAGCACCGGCTTGTTTATCAAGAATGGTGTTAACAACGCATTGCGTGATACACTGTACTTGAACCGTATCAATCCTATCACTAACTTACCAGGTGTTGGGTTGGCAGTGTTTGGTCAGAAAACACGTAGTCCAATTCCACAAGCAACTGATCGTGTGAACGTAAGTCGCTTGGTAAACTACATCCGTACAATCCTGTCAGGTATTTCAAACAGCTTCTTGTTTGAACCAAATGACAAGATCACACGTGATCAGATCAAAGCCATCATTGATGGCGCAATGAACGACCTGGTTGCCAAGCGTGGTGTATACGACTACCTAGTGGTTTGCGATGACAGCAACAACACACCAGCTAGAATTGCTAGAAACGAATTGTATGTAGACATTGCAATTGAACCAATGAAAGACGTTGAGTTCATCTACATTCCAATCCGCTTGAAGAATCCTGGCGCAATCGCAGGAGGCGGCAAATAATAGTGTCAGTTAATGGAACGGCTAGTCCGTTCCATTCTGAAACCAATTTGCGATAAATATGAGTAATAGGAGAATATAATGGCAGTCTCGTCACTAACAAAATTCACAGTACCGTTGGCCACTAATCAAAGTGCGTCTAATCAAGGTCTGTTGATGCCAAAACTAGGTTACAGATTCCGTGTAACATTTAGTAACTTTGGTGTTAACCCAACCACAACAGAACTCACTAAACAAGTGATGGACTGCACTCGCCCTCAAGTTTCTTTCGGGGACTTGAACATCGATGTCTACAACAGCAAAGTTAAATTGCTAGGCAAACCAGACTGGACTGATATCACAATCAACCTACGTGATGATGCCGGCAACGAAGTTAGTCGTTTGGTAAGTCAACAAGTTCAGAAACAATTTGACTTTATGGAACAAGCATCAGCAGCCGCTGGTATTGACTATAAGTTTATCACCAAGCTAGAAGTACTAGATGGGTCACAAGGTGCCGAAGCAGGCATTCTTGAAACTTGGGAAATGTACGGTTGTTTCTTGCAACAAGTAGCATACGGTGAGATGAATTATGCCAACGCAGAAGCAGTTAAAATTGCACTAACAGTACGCTATGATAACGCACTGCAAGTAGCAGGCGGCACAGGGATTGGTACATACGTTGGAGAACGTATTGCTGGTTCCTTGGCAAAAGGCGCACGTATTATCACTGGCTAATCAAGTCAGACGGCAAGTTCAAGCCCGGCTAACCCCGGGCTTTTTTTTGGACTAAATATCTAATATAGGACACTTGCCAATGGGAATGCTAGACCAATTTCTTTCTGAAGCTTTTACGGGACCACAGTTGCGGGACTTTCGTCACGCCAGTCAGTTGTTCACAACCAACAACTATGAACTAAGCCCCAAGTATCAGTTTCTGTTTTTTGTTCGCATTACGCTGAACTCAAACCTAACTAGGCTTCCTAAAGATAGGCAACTAGAGATAGGTGTTCTAGCAAAAACAGTTGATCTGCCCAAGTACTCGGTAGAGGTAAAAAACTTCAATGCCTACAATCGTCCAAACCTAGTGCAGTCAAAATTAAAATACGATCCAATCAATCTCAAGTTTCACGATGATTCGTCTGACATCATTAGAGAATTTTGGTATGACTACTACAGCTACTACTATCGTGACAGTGATTATACTGATGCACTTTATGGTGCAAGCCACAAGTATCAACCACGAATGACACAGGACTGGGGTTATACTCCGCTGTCGGGCAAGTACTTTGATGACGACAACCAAATGATCAAAGCAATTGATATTTTTAGTTTCCACCAAAAACGATTCAGTTGCTATACATTGCAAAACCCCATTATCACATCATTCAAACACGGTAGTCATGCACATGACGGCACTAGCTTGATGGAACACGACATGAGTGTGCAGTTTGAAACTGTGAACTACTCCAAGGGATTTGTCACTCCCAACAACTTTGGTGACATGACACTGCATTATGATCTGAACCCTAGTCCTCTTACTCCCGCAGGTGGTGGCACACAAAGTATCCTTGGTCCAGGCGGCATACTTGACGCGGCAACAGATATCACACAAGATCTCAAGGATGGCAATATCTTAGGCGCCATATTCAAAGGCGGTCGTGCCATACAAGCAAACAAAAACACAAACCTTAAAGGACTGGCAATTGATGAACTCAAAAGCATTGGTACAGGCATACTTCGAGGTCAAAATCCCAGCAGCCGTATTGCAGTGCCTGGCGTGAGTGATTTGATTGGCGGAATATCCAAAGGTGTAGACGGTGTGTTTAGTAGCATAGCAGGTGGTGGTGGCATTGGCCGCGGCACCGGAGGGTCCAGTGTGGCATTGCTGGCTGGACTTGGTATAGCTGCCTCTAAGTTCCTTCCGGGTGCCACACGAGACCAAGCTGCCGCACCAACAACCAGCCGTGCTATAACCAGCAATGGTGGCAGTGTGGTAGACACACATTATCAAGCACCTGACAACTGGAAACGTCAATGGCCAGCAATACCATCTTCTGTTGAGCAAGCCAAGGCTGGAATATTTGCCAATCCAAAATACACCGATGTTGCTGGCAAAGAGTATGCAAACATCAACTATGATTATGAAGCAAAACTAGCATCAAATCAAAACAAACCTGACTTTGGAGACAATTTTGCATGAGTAATCCCAGCAACCTAGAACCAGTAAACCTAAGTCCACTGGACCCACAACTATCGTCTACCAAATACTTTAATAATTTTTTTGTCAAGGACCTCAACATAGCGACCAACGTCAACGATAGTGTCATTGCATTTTTTGATCAGTACACCGGCAATCAAGCCAGTGCTAAAATTCTTGCAACCAGTGTGATACTAACCAGCTTGGCACAAAACATCAATCCAATGAGCACACTGGCTGAACTTAAAAAAGTTGGCCGTGGTGAACTCAACACTTATTTGGCCATGTTCCTGAATCTCAATAGAGTGGGCACAAGTTTGCTTGGACTAAACAATCAACCTATCACATCCAACTACGTCAAACGCACCATAATGATATGAGCAAGTATGCCCAGGGCAAATTCCAGATAAAGAATCCGTCAAAGTATGTGGGCAACAAAACACCCACATATCGTTCAGGATGGGAATTTGTATTCATGCAGTTTTGTGACAACAATCCCAGGGTGATACAATGGGCCAGTGAAGCAGTACACATACCTTACCGCAATCCCTTTACCAACAAGAACACTATCTACGTTCCGGACTTTTTGATTGTGTACGAAGACAAAAACGGCCAGAAGCATGCAGAAGTAATAGAAGTCAAACCCAGCAAGGAAGTCAGCATGGAAGGCGCAAAAAGCCTGCGTGATCAAGCCTTTGTGGCGCTGAATGCAGCCAAATGGGAAGCCGCCAGGGCCTGGTGCAGGAATCAAGGCTTAACCTTTCGCATAGTTACCGAGGATATGATTTTCCACCAGGGAAAAGCTCGGTAAATATGGTATGACTAAAAAACTCGAACAACTGTTTGATCTTCCAGACGCTCAACAAGGTGATCCAGCAGAAACAATTAGTGAGCACAAAGATACTATACTTGCTATAGACGATGCTATAGACAAGATCGATGCCGCACTACCCACAGTGCGGGACTTGGAAACAGCAGATAGCGAAATGGACGAGCTGGCCAAACTGGCACAGGACAAGTTTGAAGACCTAATGGATCTGGGCATGAATGTAGAACCACGCTACTCTGGTGTGATCTTTCAAACAGCCGGCATGCTACTGGGTCATGCTATCACAGCCAAACAAGCCAAGCTAGACAAAAAACTACGCATGGTTGATCTACAGCTGAAGAAAGCTAGACTGGATCAAGTGGCCAAAAAGGATGCTCCGCCTGAAGAATCAGCCATACAAGGGCAAGGCATGATAATTGATAGAAATGAATTGCTCCGCAGTATCCTTGGCAAAAAAAATGATTAAAAAGAATAAATATCAAATAATAGGAATTTTCACATGAAATCTTTTACTGAATATTTGACAGAAAGCCATAGACAGTATGGATTCCGTGTCAAAGTTGCCGGATGCGATCTAGACAAAGACATGCTAGACCACATTGAGCAAGGACTAACTGCATACGATCTAGCAGACATTAGCAAACCCAAGCGTTTGCCTATCGCACACACAAACGAATTCCATAAACTTGGCGCAGTTGAGCGTCATGTTTTTGATATCAAAACAAACTATCCTGCCAATCCTCCAATGATTGCGCAGAACATTCACAACAGCACAGGTATTCCACTGGGTAACATTATGGTGATTGACCCCAACAACGACAACGAAGGTGCTATTGTGCATGAGCCAGGCGAACCATTGCTGGCCAACACAGACCTAGTGGACGATGTTAAGAATTCGCAAGACCAAGTTGGCGACAAGCATGTGATGAGTTTCTTGAAGAGTCTTGAAACAACCAAGCATGAGTTTGCGGCAAAAGAAAAGACAGACAGCAAGTCCACAAACGATTTGCCACAGGGCACTACCAGCCCAGTAGGCAGCAACAAGAATAAATTACAAGGCGCAAGAGGAAAATAATATGAGCAAGCACAACGACATTTACAGCATCTTAGGCAAGCTGAATTCACTTGAGCCTAAAGCACCCACTGCCAAACAGCCAGTGACAGAAGACAATTCTAGTACATTCAAGAAAGATCTTGTTCAACGACTGAGCGAAAGCTATGTTGCTGAAAAAGATATGGGCAAGCACAACAATGCTACCACAGGCTTCAAGGCATTGGCCAAGAAAGCCGGCGGCGGTGAAAAAGGTGAGCGGATTGCTGGCGCACAGTTTCAGAAAATGAAGAAGGCTGGGCAACTAGAAGAAGAGCCAATGGATGCTCGCGCTGCCGCTGCCGCAAAGCGAGCCGAGTGGGCTCGTGCCGCACAAGAATTAATCAAGAATCCTGATCCAGAGTATGCGGCAATGCATGCCAAGAGAGCAAAAGAACTAGATGATCTTGAAGCTCAACGTACCGCGGCAGCAAAGAAGAAAACTTGGACGCCACCTACTGCACGGACTTCAACTGATACCATGGAAGAATCCTCATCAAAGCGCGGCGGCAAAAGACGTCTCCAGGACGCACTAGATGCTGTACAAGATGACGGTCCAGAGATGCTGATATATCATGCCATTGCCGCAATGTACGGTAATGACATGTGGGACAATGATGCCATGGGCGATCTAGTGAATGACCTCGAACAAGTAAACCCAACAGAAGATGAATTAAAATATATCGTTTTCAATGCAGAATTACCGCCACGCTTGAAGAACACACGATTCACCAACACAGATGATGTACAATTTGGTCACTTGGGTGAAGCCGATATGGATGAAGACATGCTGTCCAAGCCAGACTACGTTGACCTTGACAAGGATGGCAACAAGAAAGAGCCAATGAAGAAGGCTGCTAAAGACGCCAAGAAGACCAACGAAGGCTATGACGACATCACTGATCAAGGCGAGTATGACCGCGAAGGCGAAATGGCTGACCAAGATCTTGAAACAGCAGAAGACGCCGCAGAAGAACTACGCAGTATCCTTGACGCAGATGAGAACTTGCCAGAGTGGGTACAAGCAAAAATTACAAAAGCAGTTGACTACCTAGACACAGCACGTGACTACATGCAGAGCAAAGACAGCGGCGAAGAAGTTCAAGAAGGTGAGTACAAAGACTCTCCTAACAAGAGTGATGTTCCTGCATTCCAACGCAAAGCCAAAGGCGGCGACTGGAAAGTTTCTACCAAAGACCTAGATGACGAAGCAAGCAAAAGCCCAACAGGTTCGGCAGGCTTGGCCAAAGCCAAGGAACGACTAGGCATGAAAGAAGGACAAACAATCCAGACCAAGACTGGCTTGATCCACAAAGGATCTTACGGCAGTGACTATCAAGGCAGTGACGAAGAAGATGATGACTACGGTTCATCAACTTCCAGCACCGGAGAAAAGAAACGTGGACGTCCACGTATTCATGCCAAGAAAGATCCCGACGCACCAAAACGTGGTCGTGGTCGTCCAAAGAAAGTAGCAGAGCATATCAATCTCTCCACCTTTGTGGAAGACACACTGGCAGAGATGGCAGCCATCTATGAAGGCAAGCCTGACTTCTTGGACATGGACAAAGATGGTGACAAAGAAGAGCCGATGAAAAAAGCCATTGGCGACAAGTGGAAGCCAGCTAAAACCTCCAACGCATTCACGCAGACAGCACCTTATCCGTCCTTCAAGAAAA